TTACCTGTTATATATTCTTCTAAAAAATCCATTATTCTTCTCTCAAAACATAAGTCATTAAATCTTTATCAATATCATAACATCTCCAAGTTATAATCCTTAAACCAATTCCATCTAAAACAACTCTATCTCCTTCATTAAGTGTAATTTCTTTATCAAAATCTTTATATACGGCTTCTTCTTCTTTATCTAATATAAATCCAAATTCTTTTAAATTTTTTTCATAATAATTATAACAATCAACTAAATAACCATTATTTAAAAATACTTCTTCGCTAACTTCAAATCTTGTTTTCATAACTATTTTATGTTTGTTTTTTTTAAATTAAAATGCTAACGCTACTCATTAACATTAGGGTGCTACCCGATTAAATTGTTAAACATTTTTCCCAAAATTTTTTTTATTCGGACACCTCTTATCTTTACCGCAAAAAGAACGCTTGTAGCAGCAGTAATATCTTTAATTAAAAGGGTAAACTATCATCAGTTTGTTTAGTAGGTTCTTCTACCTTACCTTGTCCCCAAACTACTTTACCATTACCCATATAAGTCTTAGGTGCTTTAGCATCTCTTTCTTCTTTAGACTGGCTTAAAGTAATTGAAACATTGTTTCCAAACTTGTCGTTTTTGTCATCTACTATGATAGATACATTTAAGTATTTACCTTTTACTAATTTGTCTTTGTCGATTCTTGTTACATCAATTGATGCGCTGATAATTGAACTCATTTTTTCTATTTTTTAAAGGTTAATAATTCTTGTTCCGATTCTTGCTTGTACTTCTTGGTCGTAATTTTGAAGCCAGGCTCTACATTGTTCAACTTTGTTGATGATTTCTTGCTCAATAGATTCATCTCGTTTAAACTCGTAAGAGACCCAGCGTTCAAAGTCTTCTAAATGTGAATAGCTTATTTTAGTGCCATAATTTGCTGCTGCTGGAGTGTCGCCTAAATAATAAAATAAGGTAGCAAACTCTTTATTGCAAAGCATCATATAACCCCTCAATTGATATTCGTAATCTTTATTTAATTCTAAAGCTGAATCAAGTAATGTTTTTCTATTCCAAGCACACTTGGTGTCTATAATTGAATTTTCTAATATAACATCAGGCGTTCCTACTAACCATTCGTTTGAATAAATATCTTCATTCTTATAGGCTTTGATACCACCATATAAAACTTTAGATGCAAACTCAATAGCTTCATTTTCTAATAAGATACCTTTGGTTAAATACTTGGAATCAAGTTCTTCAGTATCTCCTGCATACCAATTTTTAAGATAGGTAATACAAGTTTGCGAAAGTTCGCCTGGCTTCTTTGACTTGCTCATTAGTTTCCCTAATGAGGATGGTCTTGCTTTAAAGTATTTCATTTGGCTTAACAAGTAATGTTAAAGTTTCTGCATCCTTTGTATTAGGTTTGCATATTAAAAATCTTAAAGTCTCTGCATCCATAGAATATCGTTCTTGAATAGCAGTTAAATTCTTGTTATCCTTTAGGTAACCTGCTCTGCATTTGTCAAACAATTCCGTACCTACTTTTAAAGCAGGTTTAGCCATTCTATCTGCTACTGCTTGTGCAGCATCGTGAACATTCGTAGCATCAGCATCTTTGGTATCATCCAGTAAAAAAATAGCACTAAGCGCATACTTTCGAGAATAACTTGATGAACTACCGAACGACTGACTAATATCCATACCCTTGCGATTTGGGTCAATTCCAGCAGAAGCACAAGATTCAAAAACTTTACCTGATTTTTCTATTAATACTACTGAACTTTCGCAAAATATTATTCCTGCTTTCTCTTGAATATTATCCGATATTGTCATAGTACATTCGTACTTTAATAATAAAGGTTTTACTGCTTCTAATATATCCTCTGTTGAGCGATACTTGTACTTCCCAAAGGAATTGTACTGATTTTTTGGTGCTTTTAGCTCCGATTGAATTTTTAATAATGACATAATTTTATTGTTTTGGTTTTTAAAGATACTATTTATTTTATTAAATTCAAGTAATTATTTTTAATTATTTGTTTAGCTAAATGGTGTTCGTATTCGTTTGTAACCTTTTGAATCTCAGCTTCTTTCAGCTTATTAATAAGATACATTGCCTGGACTGATTTGCAATAATTACCATCTTCTAATGTTTGTCTATAAAGCCTGATTAACTTATCCAACTTACTCTCCTTCGGTGGATTTGCTATAAATTTATGTACGGTTATTATACTCATTATCTTGGTTTACAAATGTTATACAAAGCGTTAGCAAAATTAGACTGACAAGCCAATACTGGTTGCGTTAAAATTGAAAGGATTAATTCCTCGTAATTTTCTTCTATAAAGTCATCCACATCTTGAGTAAAGTAAATAGGATTCTCTGCTTGTTCAATTGATGCTGGTGCTATCTCTATTTTAACTTCGCCTCGTGAAATATCATAGTTATCAACTACCCACTTCTTTAAATCTAAATGTTCAAATCTGTGATTGTAAATAATAAACCCATCTGTGTATTCGGTGTAATACTTGTTAATACCATCTACTTCGACAATATTAATTTCTTCAATAATTGGTTTTAATAGCTTTTTCATTTGGTTCTTGTGATTAATAAAATGTGATTAACTCTACCTTTGCAAGTGTAAGCCTTGCCGTTGTATTTCTTGTAATAATTGAGTAAAGACCTGATTCGGTTGCCTTCTCGTTCATCCACTTCCATAGTCTCCCCTATGTTTAGTGCTTTGATTTCTTTAGCTTGTTCTTTGCGGTATATCATTTAATAATTGTAATGCTCTTTTAAATACTTGGATTCTTGTATGTACTTGCCTAAATTTATAAGGGTCTTTTTGTACATCTTGTAACTGGTTAGTTAACTTGCTGATTGCATCTTTTAAGCCTTGCTCAAATGATTGCTCTTTAGGATAATTAAACATAGTTCGTTTGTTTTGGTTCAACAAATATCTTAATTAAGATTTAATTACCAAATAATATTTTACAAAAAGCTATAAATAAATCATAACTTGCTGATAATCAAAGAGAATAATTTTAAAGTTTTTTTAGAATAAAGTAAATAGCCAATATTCCAGCAAGAATTAATAGGATTTCATTAATACAAGGAGTAGTTTCCTTAATAACAGCTTTTTTATCTACTTTTAATGTGGTATTTTCTTTCTTATCGATTTTAAGGCTCTGTAAGCGATTATCTTGTTTGATGTGCCTCTTTACCTTAATTGACTTTAGTTTTAGCTTGTAATCGCCTCTAATAGCTTCAGATGGACTAACAAGCGGAGTTCCTACCGTATCAAACTCGTAAATTACTTCTTCGATAGTTTCAATCTTGCTCGAATCCGTTAATACCTGGACTTGCTCAATCTTATTGACAACCGAATCGATTTTAGTAGTTTCTACCAGCTTTTTAGACTTGCAAGAAGAAGATAGTAAAATTACTACCATTAATACAATTACGCTTTTGGACTCCATAGTTTTATAAGTTTCTTTTGTCTCTCTAAACGGCAGTCTGCCTTGCATTTTGAGCAATATACTTTAGTTCCTGAAGATATGTAATCCACATTACAACACTCTGAAATAGTCAAAGGGTTTACCTGCTTTATTTCGATTGTAGCTTCTTCGCTTAAGGATTCTTTTATTTCTTTTGATTTCTTTGCCATAATTTAAACTAACATTAAGTTCCTTTCGCAAATTTAACCAAAATAATGTAACATTCCTACTTACCGCTTTCATAATCGACCTCCCTTTGTAAGCATTCAATAGCCTTTTTCAAGTCCTGAACTAAAGCATCTTTTTTCCCTGCTCTTAAGATATACTTAATTGCGTTGCCTTTCATAAAGGATAAATTGTAAGCATTAGCAATATCAATTACATCAATAGGCACTCCTTTAATTTCAACTTTGTAGTATTTAGGCTTGGTAACAATATCAGCAATATCTGAACCTGTTAGTTCGATTGGTTTTAACTGATATTTGATGCTGCAATTAGTACATAATTCTGAACACTCGCAATTCTCTAAGTGATTAACTTCTCCTATTGTTTTCATTTTTGGTTTCTTTTATAAGTTCTTTTTTTAATTTCTCTATTTCTAAGTATAGTTCGTTAATCTTCGCTATCAATTTCTCCCTCGTTGTCATAGTCTAAAAAATCTAATCTTGTGTTTATCATTTTAATTAATCTTGCCTGTGTTAAGGTCTTATAAGAAGGAAATAAAAGTAGTGATTTCTCCTCTAATTCAAAAAGAAAATAGACAAAAAACTTTAGTTCCTCTAAAATTTCGCCATCAGTAACATCGAAAACTTCTTCTTCTTTATTCTCCATATAAAACTCCGTTATAAACACATTTATAATCAATTATTGCGTGTGGCTGCGCAAAGAATAAAACCTTGTCGCCGTCTATTTTAAAAGTAACCTCTAAAAATCCTTGACACCAATCTGCAATCTTACCTGTTGGTAGATATTCTACTGCTTCCATTAACCTTGTGCATCCTACTTCAAACCAAGCGTTGATATTGTGCCTATTACGAATGTATCGCATTCCTAATCTGTGAGTGTGTCCTGTGCAACCTGAACCCCAATACTCAATTATATTCTTTTCACTTGCATTCTTAGTCAAAGATAAACCGTGAGTAATATCGAAAATATTAAAGTAAGTAAACACATCCGTTGGGTCGTATATCATATCATTTTCCGCCAGGTGTAACATCTCCTCAAACTTCGTAGATTCAAAGTGTTTATAAAGAATAGCTAATCTTGCAAGTTGACCTTTGGATAATAAAAAAGGCTTTGTTACTCGCTCACAATGGTTACCAGTACGAATACGAATCTTTGCATCAGTTGAAAGTCTTAAAGGTTTTAAGATTTGTTCTTCGGTATATCTAAACTCCTCAACTTCGTTATAATCTTTAAGGATTCCATCCATATAAAGTTTATTCGTATGTTTAGATACAAAAGGTAAATCTACTATATCTCCGTTGATACAGACTTCATCAAACTTATTGTGTTGAAGAATATTATTGATTACTCGTAAGCATTTAAGGTCAGCTAACCAACCGTGCGGGTCAGAAAATACGAATAACTTATAAGTCTTTTTATCCGTTAATTTTTTAAGCTGGTATTGGTTATACTCAGTCTCGGTTAATCTTGGTCTGTACATAGTTTTTTTTCTCGAAATTACTAATTATTTTAGTAAATGCAATTATCTTTTATTCAAAGGTTTACGATTAATGGTTGTCATATATCCTCCTAAAGCAATCAAAGCCGAAAGGAATAGCTTAATAGCGGTGTTTAAAGACCAAACAAAGTTATCCCAATCAATCGTTACCCAAGCATTCGCTATCGCTACAATCGCTCCAAAAATAGTTGATAATGTATTATGCAATTTTCGCATATAAGTTATATTCTGCTAATCTTCTATTTACTAATCCTTTTGAAACTACTCCACCTGCTTTAGTCCACATCAGGAACCCTATTTTAATTTTCTCTATTGTTTGTCCGCCATTAATAAACTTAACTAAAGAAGACTTTGAAAACGCTCCGCAACCAATATTGTAACACAAGCAAAATAAAGCATCAAATTCGTTCTGTTTAAGCGGTCTTAAGACATACTTATTAACGCAGTTGGTATATTGTGCCGAAGTGTCTACAAATAGCTTAAAAGCCTCCTCTTTACTTGCTAATTTATCGCCTTTCTTTACAGGTTGCCCGTTAGCGTATTTAGTTGAGCCTATTCCAATTGTCCAAACTCCCGCCGTACACTGATAAGCATCTAATTTAACACCCTCAAGTTTCGCCAAAAGCATTAAGCCATCTTTACTTATTTGTGCCATAAAAACTCCTTAACAAAGTTAACGCCTGTAATAGTTAAAATAAAAGCACCTATTCTAATTGCCCAATTAATGCCAGTATTGTAATCCCTAACCTCTTGAACTTTAGTTTCCGTTTCTTCTAATGCCTCCTCGATTGTTTCTAATCTTTGAAGGATTCCGTTTCTATTTAGCTTTGAGCCTGTAATGGCTTGACTAATCATCTCTACATTTATCGACAAAGCCTTTAGCTGGTCGTTAATTTCTTTTAATTCATTCATTAGGCAGGTTCTTCTACTGTTGTCGTTGTATTACTTTCACTACTACCAGGTGTTCCTAAAATAGGACTTGCACTAAACTTAAATGGCGCTAACCCGATAGTAAAATCTTCTTTTCTACTTGTTAAATCTTCTTCGAGTTTGGCGTTAGTTTTATTGGTAAAGTAATCAAATGAAGCCTCTGTCATAAAGAAAAAAGCATTCTTTTGTATAATATTCTCAACTCGTGCAGTTAAACAATCGTAAGCCTCGTAAAAACCACCATCGGCAGTTACTGCGGTTAAAAATAAATCTATTGTGTTTTGAATATAACTTGAATCGTAAACTCCTTCTATTCCTGTGTAGACTGGGAACGCAAAAGGTTTTGCTACTGCTGGTGTTTGCTCTGCATATACATTGCCTGTGAATGTTTTAGCAGGAGAACGATAAAAAGAAAGAATAGAAGCAGCTACTAAAGATTGTAAATAAGTTAAATTGCTACCTTCTCCTTCAATTGTTTGGAATGGTCTTAGCCAAGAATTAGAAGTAGAAATAGAACTTTCGCCTAAATAAGGAGATTCACTTCTTTCAACTTTAGTAAAAATAACATCTTCGTAATAGATAGCAGAGTTTAAATCTGAAAATCCACTATTAAACATTGATTCAATCTTTTTAGTCTTTCTTTGGTAAGGTAATTGAGTTGAATTATTATCTATATTTTGTAAAGCAGAATAGCCATATTTTTCAAGATTAGCATTTTGCACAGGTACTACTTGTACTTGCATATTATCTACCTTCCAATCAATATCCGTTTTAGAAGTTCCAATTGGTAAATGCAATGTTCTTAACCAAAATTCTAAACGAGTAAAACGATAGAACCAGTTTTCAGGTTGCCCAACTGATACAACTCCTGTATTAAATGTGCTTTGTGTTACTAATTGAAATGATTTCCATTCATTGTTTAATCCACTCCAAGCTGCAAACCTTGCTGGTCCGCTTCCTATTGTAGCATAAGAACGATACCTATCATAATCAGATTGCGCTACCCATTGCCCATCAAAGAAAGGACTTACATAATCTCCCCAATCAGGTCTATAAACATAAAGCGAACTATTAAAACCAAATTCAGGTATATTATTAGGCTTATTAATTTGATAATCAAACTTGACATTGAAGGTTAATTTATCTTTGAAATATCTTGCATTACTTGAATTAAAAGCTAAACAAGCATCAAACCTATCCATATTAACACTTAAGCTAATATACTTATCCCATACTAATCCAGCTTGAATTTCATCGGTAGAAATAGACCCTAAATTCTTTGCATCGTAAGGGTTTGGTTTGTTAGTTTCTACATAATAATCGGTATTAGTAACAGGAGGAGAAGCATAAGGAGATAAAACCCATCCAGTAGGAACTTCTCCGTTATCCCCTTGAAAGAATCCGTAATTAGGCAATAAGTTTTTAGGCTTATAATCGTACATCATTTGTACTTCGTCTAATCTTGGTCTTAAATTAACTACCTGGTTAGCATCACTAAACACCACATCGGTATTTCTTGCAATCGTGTTTTTAATATCGTAATCCCCACTACTAATGTAAGTCCCAGCAGAGTTATATTTTCTATAAGGAACGGTATTAGATGTATTAGTACCTACTTCGTTAATTGACAAAATAGTCCAAGAATTATCTCTATTATCTAAATACAAAATACAACCTAAAGAAGTCATTAAATTGCTTAATAGCTTTTCAATATCGTAAGGGTATTTATTAGACCAATCAATAGCAGCGTATTCATTGAGAAACATTGAAGTTTCATTCTTTAGCTTATTCTCATTATTAGGGTCTGTAAACTCATAGAATTGATAAGCGAACTTTACATCGTTACCTAATCCAATAAGACTTAAACACCTTACAACAAAATCTTTGATAGAAATACCTTCGTAAAAATTATATGTTTGTGGTAAAGAAAATACTTCAATATCCGAATATTTATACTCTTTTAAAATACCTAAAAAGTCTGAAGCAGTTAAGCGAAGATAATATTGGTCTTGCCAATCGTATTGAATATCCGAGTTTAAAACATAGCCACTCCAAAGAGAAGTAACCGTAGCACCTTGAACTAACTTTAAAATTACCTTCCAAGAAGTGTTATCCGTATCTGAGTAAAAGTCTTCAGGCTGAACAATAGAATCAGTATTAAAAAATAAATTAATCTCCGCAGAAGAAGCTCTAAACGGCTCGAATACATAATCAGACTTACTCTTATAATTTAAAGTAAAAGGTTTATTAGAAGCGGTCAAAGTGATTACATCGTGTGGTATTACTTCAGCTTCTTTTTTATAAAACTCTAAACGGTAATAAAATTCACTTGCATCAGCGTTTTTTAATCCTGTCCACTCTAATTTGTATTTATAATTGTAAACCATTATACCAGTCTGTTTAGTCTTCCGTTGTAATTTTGTAAAACACCCACTAATTTATCGCCTTGAATTTCGAAAGCTACTTGTCCTGAATTAGAAACACTACCCGAAGGCATAGCAACTTTACCACCTATGTTAGAACCTAATGTAGAGCCTAATAATGTACCAAAGTTAGTAACACCACTCATTCCTAATATCTTTGCACCTGCGCCAATAGAACCTAATCCTAAGCCACCTAATACAACCGATAATAATAAAGCCATAACAAGTGCAGCAGCTAATTTAGCTATCATTGCCTTTATCATTTGTAAAAATGCTTCTTTAAAGTTTTGAGTAAAGTTTTTACCTGACCACAACGCTTGTTCAAACGCTCCTTGCGTTCCTTGTACAAAACCAGCAAAAGCATCTTGCCAAATAGTTTTAAATGCTTCAGCGTTAGTTATGGTAGTAGCAGTAAGATTGTCTAATTCTAATTGAACGGCATTAATTTGCGTTTGTAGTGCATCCCATCCTGCTTTATCAGTTGCCTTTTTTTGTGCTTCTTGTAAGTCTTTAAGTTTACCCTCTAATATATTAAATGTACCTACTAAAGGAATTTTTGTTAAATCTTCAAGTTCTTTATTAGTTGCGGTAATAGATTCTTGTAAAGCATCCCAATCCTTTTTATTAGTAGCCTTTTTTTGCCACTCTTGCAATTTAGAAAGTTCAGCTTGTATTTGATTATATATGCCTACTGGAGGAGGTGTTAATGCTTGAGTTATTAAATCTTTTTTAGCACCTAATTTAGCTAATTCTACACCTATTTCAGCTAATCTTTTACTTGTAGCAGGTAATTTAGCAGCTTCTTCATTAAGTTGAGCGATAGCATAATCTAACCCTGCTGATGAATTAGCATTTATATTCTTAGCGTAGAACTCTAAATCTTTTAAATCCTTAGTAGTTTTTTCTATTTCTGTTTGTTTAGATATTAATTGCTTACCTTTTAAACCTTGAGATTCCTCTTTTAATTGTTTAATCTTTTCGGTAAGACCTCCAATAGTACCTAAATCTAAATCTACTCCTTTTTTATTTTTATTAATAAGACCTAACTCGGTCATTAATTGTCTTTCTTTCTCTAATTGAAAAACCTTTTTAGCTTGTTCAGCCGTACTTAATTTACTAAATACCGCAGTATTTTTAATCTCTCCAGCTAATTTTTTAACTAAGTCAATTTGTTGGCTATAAGATTTTGTTAATTCCGTAGCAGTAAAAGTAAACTTAAAAGTACCAGCAGCTAATTGTTTAGCATCTCCTAAAGTATTTAAAGCCTTTACTATATCATAAATATCGTTAGTAGCTTGAGCAGCAAGTGGACTTATAGCTTGTAAATCAGAAGCGAACTTTGTTCCAAACTCTTTCCAAGATTTACTTTCAAGTATTTTAAGCGCTTGGTTAGCACCATCAACAAACATTTTAAAGAATTTACCTACATTACCTTCTTTGACCGCAAGAGTAAATGCATTATTTAATCGATTTATTGAAGCCTGTAAGTTATCAGTTTTAGTATTAGGGTCGCTTGCATACATTGTTTCCAAAGCAGCAGCCATTTTAGGTACTAAATCAGTAGCCATAATTTTACCCTGTGCCATTAATTTGCCTAATTCCTGAGTATTATAACCCATAGATTTGGCAGCAATAGCAAATGCACCTGGTAATCTTTCTCCTAATTGACCTCTTAATTCTTCAGCCGATACAGTTCCTTTTGAGAACATTTGACCAACCGCAGTTAATGCACCTTTAATATCATCGGTACTTAATTTCATTGCTGCACCAGCAGTAGAAAAAGCATTAAAGATAGCGTTTGTTTGTGCTTGAGATAATCCCGCAGTAATGGTAGCCCCTGCAAAAGATTTATAAGAATCGGTTAAACCTAATAAGTCTAATCCTAATTTATCTGCTAATACCGCAAGTTTTTGGAATTGGTCTTCTGCTGCTTCTGTTGTACCAAGTACATTAGTCATTGCAGAATTAAAGGCATCTAATTTTAATGAAGCATCAAAAGATTTACCAACTAATCTAACGGCTGCCTGAAGTCCTAAATAGCCACCGATAAGGTTTTGAATACCCCCCATCATTTGCGACATTGGGTTTGCTGCTGACTTTAGTCTATCTGAACTATCTTGAGTAAATTTAGAAATCGCATCAGTTGCCTGTTGCAATTGTGTTTTAAAGCCTTGTATCTCTGCTCGTAGTTGGACTACAATTTCCTCATTTGCTGCCATTATTTACCATTTTAAGTAATTCTTCCTTTTCTTCTTTAGTTGGTAGTTTCGCTGGTTTCTTTTGAAGAATCCTATATTTGTCAGTCCACAATGGAATAATATCTTTTGGCTTCTTTTGGTTTTTCTTTTCTACTTGGGTATTTAAAATGTAACTCATTAACACCCTTGTTCTATCCCATTCGTTAGCTTCCTTTGTAGAAATATGGATAACATATCGCATATAGTCTATAAAAGTCATCTCCCAAAATTCACTCGGCATTAAACCTAAATTAATAACTGCGTTATCTAATAGGTTCTCCCAAGTTATTTTTTTTTTTCGCCATTAGAATCTTCACTACTCATTGCTTTCATAGCATCAACCATTTGCTCGGTCATTACTACTATACAAGCCATAAATTCTCTAATAACCTTTAATTGGTCTACATAGTTAATTGAATCCACCCAAGACTGAACATCTTGAATAGTAAAATCTACTACCTTTTTATTTGCTCGGTAAGAACCAAACAAACCACAGTAAACTATATCAGCTATCATATCAAGTTGAGTATAATCTTCTGTGATTTCTTTGACCGTACCTATATCAGCACCTGTAATTTTAGTGTATTGCTCCAAAGAGTAATTACCAAATTTCAATTGCTTTACTTCTCCATTGAGAGTAACTTCTATTATTCCTGTCATAGTTGTGTTTTATTTGGTATTACATAGACAATTCGCCTGTGCCTGTTAATTCTAAAGAATAAGTAGCTACATCTTCCATAGGAGCAGAAACTTCTAAAGAAGAAATATATGCGCTTTGAGTAAATGTAGTAGTGCTATTAGTAAAAGTAACTGCAAGCAAAGTTCTATTAGTGTAAGCATCAAAAAGTTGTGTTAAATTGTATCTATCCGCATCTGTAAAGTCTGCAAGACCTTCAGCCGAATAAGTAACATCTCTTAAACCTGCTTGTACTTCTTTCCAACCGTTACTAAATTTAGTAGTAGTTTCGAATAAGTCTGCGTTCATAGACATTGTGCAGTTTGTTAATTGTGTTAAAGCCTCGCCACCAGTTGGACCGATTTTAATCAATTGTAGAGTACCGTTGTAAATTGCCATTTTATTATTGTTTTAAGTTAATTAATCTGTTATTGTAAAAGTTCCTGTGAATGAAGCACTATAAGAAACCACATCTTCCATCGGAGCATTAATTTCAACACTTTCTACATAAGCCAAGCCTACATAATAAGCGCCTGAAGTTACTGAATTAGCAATAGCTATGTTAATAGGTGTTCTATTTTCGTAAGCAGCTATTAAAGTAGTAATGCCTAAATCGGTTGCACCTTCTGTCCAATCAACTAAAGCATCAGCAGTTATAGAGAAATCTCTTAATCCTGCTAAATTAGCCATATAACCACCTGATTGCTTACAAGTAGCATCTATCATAGCATCGTTCATCGTTACCGTAACACCTCTTTGACACATCAAAGGGAATGTGGTATCGGCATCGTAAATTAATATATCTGACCCGTTTAATACGCTCATTGTTGTTGTATTTTAAATGTAAACCTAATCAATCTTCTTGTTAAAACTCCAGTTGTAACTTGTTGCTCTAAACTATTTGTGCTTTCTAATAATGTTCGTATAATGTACCAATCAGGACTTAAATCTAAGTAACCATCTTGTCTTGTTCTTATTAGTTCGGTTATTTGGTTTGAGATATTATCACAAATTAATTTACCACCATAACTATTGTCAAACTTCATACAAACCTCTATTAAAAGGCTTAATTCTTGTCCGTAACTTTGTTTACTTCCTTCTAATAATTCCGTTGAATTAAAAGTTGAAAGCAAAACATAAGGTTGTGCTGCATTAGCAGGAACTCCTGCTGAATCATACACTGGTATAGCTTGACTATTATATTCTAATACTCCGAATAATCTGTCATATACCTTTGTCCTTATTAATTGACCGACATCTTTCATTCCACAAATTTACGATTTATTTACTAATATTCTTAGCAATTTTTCTCATATCCCTTAAAAAGATTTTTTTATAAAGAATATATGCAGGAATTAAATAAGGTTGGGGTTCCATATTATGACCTGGTCCTCTTTGGAATTGAGAAGCATATTTATAAAAACTTGGGTCGGTAGCAAAATCTTCTCCTGTACCAAATTCTACAAAAGGCGCATAAGGAGCTAAATCACCACCAAAAAAGACTTTACCGATATAAGGGTTAGTAGTATCTTTATCGCCACTATCTCTTAAATAACCTCTATCTATTGGAACATTTTTTAAGGCTTCTTCAAGCATTTGTTGAGCATTTCTTTGAATAGCAGACCTTACTTCTAAATCTACCTTTTTTGAAACCATTTTTAGCTTCTTAAATACTCTCGAAGTACCTTTTATCTCGCTCATTCAGTTACCATATAAGTAGTACCATTCTCAAGCATTATAAAGTCATTACCAGTAACCATACGGTCTAAAGTGCAATAAATAACAATAGTCTTTTTACGCTCCTCAACAGTATAGAAACTTTGCACCACATATAAACCATTATTAAAAACAATCTTATCTAATTGGCTAAACTCAGGATAATCATCGTATCTAATAGTCATCTCGTAGGTTTGGTCTAAAGAAATCCTTGAATCTTCAAAATCCCTACTACCAGTCTTAGCAACTATCTTTGCCCATAATGTTTGCGCTAAGGTGTAAGTAGGTGTAGTACCACCTGCACCATCAGGACTAACCGATAGGTTATAAATTTGTATTTGATTTCTTAAACTCCCTGCTTTCATTAGATTCCTAAAATAGTGTTTCTACAATATGGCATAGCTTGTCTTCTTGCATCTGAACTTAACTCATACGCCTGGTCATAAATAGAGTAATTCTCCCTATTCTCGTAATCAGTAGATACTTGTTTTAATATGGCTAATTTTAAGCCCTTAGGAACGACTGCAAACCCTGCTTCGTACTCTATTGCCAAACCTTGTGTAGAATAAGCCTCAAGGGTCTTATATTGCAATCCTCGTGCAGTATATTCAAGTTCTACATCATTATCATCAACAACCGAGTTAATTGCGGTAACTGGACCATAAGGAATCTCCGCAGGAATGTGAAAATAGAACCAGTAAGCCTTCAGGGTTTTTAACCCCAAAGACAAACCTGTATATTTCTCTATTCTTTCCCTTGCCGAAGTTATTAGTTCTTCTATTAAGTCATTCTCCGATTCCGAAGAAATACGCATATAGTCTTTAGCCTCTTGCAAGGTAACTGGCTCTACTGAAAGGTCTGTAACCACCTCCAATTGAAATTCTGAGTTAATCATTATTCTGCTTTTTCTAAACCTAATTCGTTAATCACAATATCAGAAACATAACTATTGTCAGTTCCCCAATTTGCAAATTGCTCTTCTGTTAAACTTAAATTACCTTCAGCTAATAACTTTCCTTCGGCATCACATAACTTATAATAAGTTGAGCAAGTAACCGCTTGTACATCAAAAGGTAATACTAATACATCAATTTGAGTAATAGTGCCTAAAACACCTACACTACTCGGCTTTAATTGAATCATCTTTTTTTTCTACTAAATTTAAAACTTCTTTTAATTGAAATAATGCTTGTGCAATCGTTGCCGACTCTTCTAAATTAAAGCATCCTTTTTTGTTTGCGATATCAAGTCCTTGACCTACTATCGAATATATTTGTTCGTTGTTCATAATTCAAAGATATAAAATTAAACATTAGTAGCTAATAAATAATAAGTAACACCTCCAATAACTATTGTTACTTTGTGTGTACTTGCTACTGCTACTGCTGCATTAACTGAATTGCTAATAGATAATTCGCCACTTGTATTGATAATAACATCTGGAGAGTTACCTCTACCACTTAATACCAATCCTGCTTCGCCTCTAATTGCTAACTTACCTGCTTGACCCGATATAATACCATCAGCACCACCAATAAAACCAACAGTTGTTGAACCTTCTCTAAATCTTGCGTGTGATGTTCCCGCACTTCCATTAATAGTTAATAAAGAATCTTGATTTGTTCCACCTACTGATAAATTTCCCGTAGCAGTAACATTTCCTTGCACTCTCGCAGTACCATTTACATCTAACTTATAGCCCGCATCTGTGGTTGTGCCGATTAAAACATTACCACCCGTTGCTAAAGTTAATCTTTCAACCCCATCAGTAAAAAATCTTAATGGAGTTCCATAAAATCTTATTGCATTACCAGTATTAGCTGCATCGTTAAACGATTCAATAGATGCCTCTCCCGATTGAATACCAAAAGCAAGATTAACATTAGTTGAATTTCTAACTATTAATTTATAAACAGAATCACTTGGATTGGTTGTTTTATTTATTAAAACACTTCCACCAGAAGTGATACGCATTCTTTCAATTACCCCAGTACCCGTTCCAAATTTAATTGATGAATCTCCATCAGCACCAAAAGACATATTTTGAGCAGCAGAATACATAAATGCTTCATTTGCTTGTAAAACTCCATAAGTTGTATATCCAGTACCTAAAATACCAAATAAATGCGTGTAAGTACCATTAGAATATTTTGTTACTGCAATAGCAGAACTTCCTGCATTTGGATTTGTAATTTTTAATCCTTGTTGTGAATTTGCACTACTATAAACATCTAATTTATCTTCTGGAGTGGCAGTTCCTATACCTACGCTTGTACCATTATCAAAAATTAAACTATTTCCTAAAGCACTTGCTCCTGTAAACTTTGGTAAATAATTAGTAGTTCCACTAACCGAAGGTATTTGAGAAGTTAAAGCTAAAGTTCCCGAAGCATTAGGGAAAGCAAAATCTCTATTTGCACTTAAAGCACTTACATCTAATAAGGCTCTAATAGTTGAAGCATTAGCGATAGTTAAATAACCATCTTCCATAGTTACCATACTATGCCCATCTACATCCTCAAAATGTAGCACCCCATCAGTTAGTTCTAAGCTACCGAATCCATCATTTGGTACATCTTTTAACCAAACTTTTGCAGTATATAAATCGTGTGTATCTAAATTTAAGTCAGTAGTAGCACCTGTGTAAGGTACATAACCACTATCGGCAAAAGCCTTTAGTAATGTAGTAGTAACCTTTTTGTTTGTACCAGCTTGTACTATTGGTATAATCTCAGTTCCTGTTAGCGTTGTTGCTGAAGGAAATTCCGTAAATTTAACATTTGCCATATCTTTATTCTAATATAATATTATTGTTATCTTCTGTTATCATAAATGCTCCTGCTTGGCTTATCATATAATTGGCAGGTATAAGTATCGAAGTTAATTGTTCTAATTCTGCATCAGTAGGTAGTATATCAGTAGCAGCGCCCATATATATAAAACCTCTTATTCTATCTCGTACAGGGTAATAATTACCCGCTATTGTACCTAAGTCTAATCTATTAATAAAGTCAGGATTTAAGTTAAATTCATTATCCGTATCTACTGCTAAAACACCATCAACAAATATCTTTAAATCTAAACTATTCCACTTAATAGCCACTCGATGAATACCATCGGAAGCAGCTTCAAGAGTTATATTTTGGTTTCCAGCACTATTATACAAATTTACGATTAATTCATTAGTATTAGAAACGCCTAAAGCTAAATAATTATCTAATGTACCATCGTTCATTGAGCCAATCACTTCAAATAATTCAGTAAGCGTTGCACCGCCTACTAATCGAATATCAAAGTAGACCATATAATAAGCCTTTTGGTCAATCTCTTTGTAAATTACATCTTGCGCTCTTTCGCCTTGTGTTGAGCCTGATACAATAGAAGAAGTAGCATATTCGCTCTCCTCTAATTGTGGATTCCAAATGTAAGCCTCATCACTAATACCAAAACCACAAGCAGAAGGTGTATCTCCTGAGTTAATAGTAAATGTATATAAAGTCCAATCATCGGTTAAAGTAAAGAATTGTTGTTCTCCACCTCCAAATAAATTCATAGTACAAGCTGAAGGAGTTGCCTTCTTTGCCCATATTGATATAGTTACATATCCTGCTACAAAATCAATTGTTTGGTTTGCTACCTTTTGATTGAAGTAAGTTGCAGTATTTGGCTCGTTATCAGGACCAGTACCGCTATTATTAGTATAATAACCATCTCCCGAAGTAGTCCAATAGTCAAAATCATTAGTATAAGTGAATAAATTTACAGAAGCCTTTTCCATAAACAATTCAGGACAAGTAGAGTATTCGTAATCTAATCTTGGCTCGTTATTGCCTCTTAAATCTAAATACTTATTAGCATCCGTTCTATATGCTTGAGAGTTCCTTACGGCAGTAAACCAATTAAGGGTAGTAGGATAAATATTGTATAACTTCCCAGCTTTCCAAGCATTAGGAAACATTACAATAGAATTTATATTTTTATTAGTAAGGTATGGATATAAGTTTATCACTTTTTCTTTATTTTGCCTTTAAACTCCTTTGTAGTGCCGTCTTTTACTAATTCAGTAAAGTAGCCAACTTTGATAAATTCTTTTATCTTATCGCTTAAAACAAGGTCATATAGGTTATTCCTATAATACTTTTTGCCTTGATAAGATATGTCAACCTTGCATTTATACATTATACAAAGTTACTAATAATTTTAGCAATTTTAAACTATTTGGCGAAACGCCTTTTTGCTGATTCAGACATTTTCTTTTTGGTTTCTTCAGAACGCTTACTACCTAATCTACTTTGTCTTTGTTTTTCTTTAGTTTCAGGACTGGCTTTTTTACCCGAACTCGCTATTCTAAGTTTTTCCCTTGTTTCAGGAGATATAACCCTTCTGCTATTACTTAATCCTATTTTATATTTATGCTCATCGGTAAAAGTTCTACCTTTTAAGGAATCGCTTATTTTCTTTTTACTTTCTTCACTATGCCCACCATTAAAATGCTCTGATTTTACATAAAGTAAATTTAAACCATTATTAACTGAATCATATAAGTCCTGGTAGTATCTTTCCCTATTATTTAGTTCTTCAGTATCGCATAACTCTAATACCTCAAAGATGTGAGCATCTATACCATACTTAAGCATAGAATTATAGATTTTAATCTGCTCTTTGCAAACCATTCTTTTATAATGCCTAAACCTGCGTTCAATATCAATCGACTGACCAATATAAACTTTATTACTTGGAGAAGTGATTTTGTATATTCCTATCATATTATTTAATTAAAGCATTGTAAAGATAGGTAATATTTAGATATAAAAAAAGGGTAGATACATTTAAGTACCTACCCAATTTTGCTTTAACTAATTAATAATTAGTAAGTTATACGTTCCCTAAATCTGCGTAAATCGCTGCAGTAGGTAAAAGTAGGTTCACATTTTCATAGCACTCTATGCGAGCAGTAACTAAGTTCTTGATGAAGTTATCACCTGACTCGTAAGAGAAAGTAACATTTAAGCCTTCAACTTCAACTCTTTCTAAGTAGTCTCTATCAAAGATTAAAACTTTATCATCAGTTACCCAAGAAGCCTCGAATACAGGAACTCCGTAGATAGTTAATCCACCAACACCGTTAACGATAACCGCACCAGCACCAGCGTAGTAACCTTTACCAAAAGTAGCGATAATTAATCTTGCCATTTGAGCAGGAGAAACTAAAGCGTAAGAAGCGTTGAAGTTAGCACTCTTTTGGTTTCCAATTAATTGGATAATTTCTTCTACATCATTAGTAGCAGTTACGGTAGTTGAACCAGTAGCAGCACCTGAAACAGTTGAGAAGAAAGCAGCGTTTTCAGCTTTGAAGAAGTCTCTAATCATCATACGAGTTAAAGTTTGCTCGATAAATGGTAAAGATTTCATCATTTGCTTTGAGAAAGTTGCGTAACCAGCGATGTAAGTGTTTACAGTCTTAACTTCTGTTAAGTCGTAATCAATTTGTCCTTTAGCTGCACCTTCAGTTTGAGCTGCAATAGCACCTTCTGAACCACTCTCTTTGTAAGTTACATAAGTACCAGTAGCACTTGAAACTGTGTTAATCAAATCTCTGAAGTTTAACTTTTGAGAAGGTAAAATAGCTTGATTAGGGTTGTAAGTAGCAACTGAATCACCAGTTAAGTTAGCACCTAAAGTCATATTACCAACTGCTTTCAAACTTAAAGAGAATGAACCACCTGCTGACTTCAATTCTTTTTCAGCGATTGACATATTGTTATCTAAACCTTCAGCTAATTGCTCGCCAACTGATTTAGTAGCCATAGCTTTAGCAGCACTCTTACGAGATACTTCTTCAGCTTGTCTGTCCAATTCGTCTTTTACTGCTTTGATTTCAGCCTTAACTGCATCAATGTTTTTTTCTACCATTGTAGAAACTTCGTTTTTTACGCTAACTAAAGCGTTTGCATTTGCATCGAACTTTGCGTTGATGTCATTTGCTAAGTTTTTAATTTCTTCCATTTTTTTAAAGATTTAAAAGTTGTCTAAATTGTTTTATTTCGTCTATCTTATTTTCCTCTTTCGGCTCTTGTACTGGTGTAGTGATTTTACTCGGCTCGTCAGTTTTCGCAAGTGAAACAAGTTTTAATAATTCAAATTCTATAAGACCAAATGTTTCATCAGTATAACTACCGTTCTTGATAGCTTTTACTAAAGTTTTAATTCTGTCTTCTCTTTCTTCTACCGACTTAAAGCCTGTAAAAGGTGTGTTAGGGTTTGCCCCGAAAGTTACTGCTGAACCTTCCCAAAGTTTTACCTCAAAGATTTGCTCAACTTCTTCTCCTTCAGTTTGTGTTTCGATTGACTTTATTACTTGATAACCAATAGAATGCTGAGTAATTACTCCATCTCTATAAAGTTTCAAAGCATCTTGTCCATAAGTTGTATCGCTCATTTTAGCCTCAAAGTACAAACCGAAGTTATCTTCTCTTAAAACCATTAACTTACCTAAAGGCTTACAAGTATCGTGCTGCCATAAGTAAGCAATTTCAGGCTTTGATGAATCTGGTCCTCTCTCTGCGATAGTCTTTGTAAATGCACCTGGCATAATCACATCACCATCTAAATCAATATTATTGAATTTACTAAAGTAACCTGTTACTATTCCTGTTGCGACATCTAAGTCTTGAATAGTTGCATCGTAATTTTTGAAACTTATATTTTTCATAAGCGATTATTTAAAGGTGTTTAAAAAAGAGTGAGTAGTTACCTACCCACCCTAAAACCAAACACCAAACTATGTAGTACAAAGATACTAACTTTTTTAGCAATTATTTATATATGATATTATTTTCTTCGTCTAACTTAGCTTTTGTCAGCATTGTGCATTTGCAATTGATGTTATTCTTTGCGCCTCCATTAGGGTCGCCTGGATGTTTCATCAATGTACCATCGGCATTAAACTTCTCGTTTAAATCAATAGTAATACCACTTAAACCTATGTGCCAATCTCTCGGCATTTTAGGATGGTCGTGCCTCCAAGTCTTTTCCATTTCAATAGGCATTAGTTCAGCCTGTGTAAACTTACAAGCATTTGTAACCATTACCGATTCAGTTCGTGCTATCATTCTTGCCCTTGTTTTAGACATATCTACTTCTTTCATTAACCTGCGCTCTGCACCTCTAAAACCTTCGTTATTTTCTAAAGCATCGGTAAATGCCTTTTGTATTTTTTTTAAACTTGTTTTGTTAATATCTCTTATGTGCTGACCGCCTATGGTAGCAAAGTATTCTTTTAAAGCTGCATCCATTATTGGATTCTCAAAACCTACTCCAATTGTTGCCTGTGCTGGTAATGTTTCTTTTAAGTAAGTTACAAAGCCTCTTAATTGTTTATCCCAAGCCTTACTATAAAATATTTTCATAGCATTAGCAATAGGTACTTCAGTATATAACATTCCAGATAGCTGATAGCTAAACGCTACCGATTCTGATTCTCGTAAAGCATCTAAAATAGGCTGAATAGATTGTTTCAAAGCCTTAGAGAATAAACGATAGCCGTAAACCTCTAAATACTTTTGTAGTTTAGTGTCAAATTCTTCTTGGGTCATTATAGTGCTTTATCTGCCATTCCTAATTCATCAAGATAAGTCAAGTTAGTAGGAACTAAAACTCTGTCCATATCCTCCTGGTCTAATCTATCGTAATTCATTGCATCTCTTTTTTCGTTTGGAGTAATCCACCAAGCCTCTTTCATTTGAGCAACTATTTTCTCCATATCCTTTTGCATTTCAGGAAACGCCTGAGCATCGTAGTCGATATAGTATTCAACACCATCCCTTAAAGAATAGTAAGAAGCTAAATGGTAGTTAAACATATCACGAATGATATTCAAGATAGGAATAACCGTATTCGTAACTAACCCTTTGTAAGCTAATTCCTTATTGTTGTATGAACTTGAATCCGTAGCAAATAAGATAGGGTCAACACCAAACACCCTGCAAATAGTATCTCTATCCGCACCAATTGATTTAATGATTTCTAAGTCTGCTGGAGACATTCCAATTTGCTTATAGTCAATAATTCCGTTTGTTGCTACAATTCTCTTGTAATTATCAGCACCCATTAATTTAGTATCAATCTGTTGGTTAATCTTGCTTATTTGCTCTCCATCAAGCATTGCCTCTTTATCTCCTGAGAATAATAAACCAGCTACACCACCATTGGCAAATGCTTTTG